CAAATTATCGCCATTTTCATCTGTCAAATATTCACCAGTTGCTGGATGCTGCAAACGGATGTCGATTCCAACATCCGCCGCAGTTTGTAAATCGAGATTAGCTAAGTCCATGAGGTTTCCTTTTTAGATTATTAAGCCGCTACATTTACAGGAGCAGTCACAAGTTCCATCGTTACGCTGTCAGACTTGATGCTGTCAACATTGCCAGGATTAACTTGATAGCCCATAACTAACGCAGTGAAGTAATCATCTTCTCCGTCAGGATAGGTGATCTTTACGCTGATTTCAGTGTCGGACGTGTGAGCAGTTTTGAGTATGCCCTGTCCAGCATCTGCTGCATCGGCTGCAAAGTTTAATGTCATGCTGCCGTCATTGACGGAGCCTTTCTTTTTGACTACTCGCCTTTCGCCAAGCGGTGAGTGAGTAATCAGGTTGTACACTGAACCGAAAGCAGGAATTTCAGTCACTTCACCGACTGCACTCCAAGTCAATGCTTCGTATCCAGTTTGGTCGTAAGTTGCTGGCAAAGATGCACTTGCGTACAGTATAGTTCCAGCAGAGGTTTGAATTGCCATGTTGTAAACTCCTTCAGGTTATTTCATAACCGCTCGGATTTGTGCTGCGAGCAGTTTGTTGAATTCTTGCACGTTTTTGCGTATCCATCCGCTTCTGGCTTGAGATGACCATCCGTCAAATTCAAGCCGATAAATATAAGGCAGATTATTCGTCAAATATAGTTTTCCAGTATCAATCGACTTCTCTACAGATACGCTGACTTGCTTTGCTTTGTCTGTAGAGATTTGCCCTTTTGGTGATTTGTCTGTTTGTTTTACAGTCTTTGTGCTTGCGCTTCCAGTAGTGACAAACCAGTTTGCTTTTGCTCTACCTGTATCAACAGGAGTTCCGCCAATTATATTTGAACAAAGCTGAAACATTCCTGCTCTGCAAGCCTTTTCAAGCCTATCTCTGATCTCTGGCTCAATCTTTTTCCAATCTTGCTCAAAGCTCATACGAAAGCCCGCCAATAAATGCTGATCGGAACAAAGAACTGATTTTCGTTAATAAACGGAGTTTCAATTACCGATCTGGTTATTCTTACTTTGACGCTGTTGTAAGTGAACTCCGAACCACGCGGATAATGTACAGAGACAAGTCTTGCCTGTTCTTGCGCGTCAAATCTTCGATTGCCTGTCCAGTCTGAAATCGTGACCTGGTAAATTCCTTCGTAATTATCCGTGCTGGTATCTTCCAGGCCTACTTGCGTTTTTATATTTGGAAAAAAGTTTTCCCGCATGTACAGAGTTCCGTGGACAGGAGTGTATTCTGAATTCTCCCAAACAATAGGCGGAACTCCAGACGCTTGCATGGTTGCAAGTCTGGAAGATAACGCTGTATTGATGTCCTTCTCTGCTGCGCTCATACTCTTAGCTGCAAAATATACATGACGTTAGTTCCGGCTGGTTTGATTTGCCGAACATCCATCACTCTGTGAACTTTGCTATCTACTGTTGCTGTCCATCCCGGCTGCGGCGCGGAGCTTGTGTTGGACAGTAACAGTTTAATATCCGATGATCTTATTGAATTTCCATCAACCTCTGACTGGTCGTAATTTGAAGCCAGCCCATAACCGCTGATGCTGTTATTTGTTGCTACGGTAGTAACAACGCCAGTTGCCGGATCAATGACTTCTGACGATTCGTAATTCAGCGTGATTGCCTGTCCGTTCTCGCGGAGCAATCGTGTTGCTGTTGTTTGAAGTGCGCTGTAATTGACTGGCATTTGTTATGCCCTGATCACTGAAAAGCTATTGCCCATTGAACTGCTTGTAACCAGTTTTCGCAGTATGTTTCCAACGCTGCGAATAATCACAGAGCTTGCTGCATTGTCCATGTATTCAACTTCTAGCACATCAACCTTTTCGCGCTTAACGGCCCGATCCACATTCGACAAAGGATCGTTGCCTTGCATGATAGAAATCGCAATAGTGATTTGCGCGTCTTTTACCAGTTGAGGAATTTCGTCTGACTCTTCCAAATAGCCGTCAATCCACAAGTCAGAGCGCGGGAACTGCAACGGCTGAGTCTCGATATACTTGATGCCTTTGAACGGCTGCTGCTCAAAGTAATCCATCGCCTGAATCAACAGCTGCGACTCATCGCCGTAAGTATAGGAAATCAGAATATTGCGGTCAGTGCAGAACTGCGTAAATTCAGCCACAGTGACGTAGCTGTTAGCACCAGCAACAACAGTTCCATTCTCAACAGTAATAGTCGCCATGATTCACTCCGATCAGATGAAGAAAAGCGGGCAGCAAACGCCACCCGCCTTCCATCAGTTTTTAGCCAAGCAGAACAGCCATATGCTCAGGCTTGATGGCAGATACGCCCCAAGCCAGTGCCACTTCAAAGTGAACCTGTCTGTACTCTTTGTACATCGACACTTCGAAGCTAATGCCTGATCGCGGATCGGTCATGATCATCACATCTTCTGCCAGATCGCCTTCGATGGGACGGGCAGGAGCGCGAGTGACCAGAACGATGGCTGATCGGTTGAAAGCCATGTTGGCAGTATAATCACCGCCGACAGTGATGGCTGAGTTGTCTGCAACAGCAGTCTTGAGTCCAGGAGCAGCAATGGTGAAAGAGCCGCCAGACAGAGCACTGGTCACGAGATACTTGTTGCTATCACCAGCGAAAGTAACAACGTCACCAGCAACGATTGTGCCGGAGCCAGTGTCAGCAGCGATAACAGTATCACCAACAGCTAGAGAAGCATCGTTGACCAGATAGCTGGTGCCAGTGCCTTGAGTGTGGCTATTGACCTGTGCAGATTCGCGGATGTCCATTCCAGCAGTGGAAAGCATAACGCCTTGACGCAGCAAAGAGTCATTGCCCTGAACGTCAACGCGACTTTGCAATCCAAGCATCTTTGCACCAGCAGCAGAGCTAACAACCAGTTGGTTGCCAGTCAACGGCGAGCCGTTGTCTTTCAGGATTCGCAGAGCTTCTGAAGCATCAGAGAAATTGCCAGCAGTGCCGAAAGGAGTCGTGCCAGCTGTGCCGTATGCGCGAGATGAGCTGGAGTACAGATCAGCAAGATCGCTTTCAACTTCGTTGCAGAGAGTCCGCATTGCCTGAGCAAATTGGTCGCGCAGAATGTTGTTGTATCCAGGCCCATTAGCATTCAGACCGCGCTGCTCTTCGCCATTCCAGCGAACAGGAACACCGCGAGACTTGCTAATGCTGATGGTCTTGTTGGTGATCGTCTGATCGCCAGTATCAGGAGCAGTCTGTGCAGGAGTGATATCAGCAGCAGTAGAAGCCGGAGCAACTGCGCTGCGAATGGTTTGACCTTTTGCGGCCCTTTCAGCATTTGCGTCAAGAGTTACAGAAGGAATAAACCCAACCAATTCGCGCGAGACAGTGTCCAGCGCTTCGTACAGGTCAGGAGTTAAGTTAGTGAGAGTATTAGCCATGAAAGTTTACCTTTGTGTCAGTCAACAATTACTCCGCCGTCTTTGACAAAGGCCATCTTTCTGTCGGGAGCCATCATGTCAAAATCAGCGCGTGAAATCTGTTTTTGAGCGGCCCCACCGCTTCTGGAAGATGCTGCGCCACCACCAGTGGCTCCACTCCCGTCTACCAAAAATGGAAACTCCTTCTTCAAGTGTTCCATCAGTGCTTTGGTATCTACTTCGATACCACCAACTAAAAACTGGACGGATTCTCCGTCATGCCGCGCATACTTGGCGGCGTAGTCAGCGAGAACTGATGCGCGTTTGGCGTCAGTCTTTGCAAGCTGTGTTCCGACCGATAAAGCAGCAACGTCAATTTCTTTTTGCTGCATTCTAGTCGTGAAGTCTTGCAACTCTTGGTCTTTCTCGGCCAGCTTTTGCTGCGCCTGTTCCCAAAGAGTTTGGAACTCGCCTTTCTCTTGTGCGGTTTTTTCAAATTGCTTTGCTTTGGCTTCTTCAGCCTCGCGAGCCTTTTGCTTTGCCGCTTTCGTTTCGTCCATCAACTGCTGAACTTTTGCTTTCAAGCCAGACAAATCTTCGCTCTCAGTTTTTGGCATTCCGTCCACTTTCAAAGTGAAGAAATCGCCGCTCTGCTCATAGAGCTGCTGGATGGATTCGTCTAAGCCGTCAAGACTTTCTACTTTGTAATCTAGCATCTTGTACCCCGTACAGTTTGCTTTGTGGCCCAACCACGTTGCGAGTATAACAGACTTTTACGTCTGTCAACAATTTATAGTCCAGCTCGCTCAAACGCCAGCTTTTCTAATTCTCTTAATCTTTTCAGAGTGTAAGTAACTCCACTGTCATCAACAAACTTGTCGAGCGACAAGCCGCCACGCCTGAACAGTTGCGCTCTTTCTCGACCTAAAGCCTCATCTTGAAATGATGCGCTTTGTTTTTTTAGCCAGCCGCCATAAGTTGTCTTAGCAGATACTTGTCCAGTGAAACTTGACCCTTTGCTTGCGCGAGTTCCTTCAAAGCCCGCAACCTGGTATTCCGGTTTCAATACAGGAACGCGAACTGATCTGCATTGCCAGTGTCTTGGCGCTGGAGTTCCTTCACCAACAGGAAAGATTTTACCGTCATTTAGGCCGCAGACTATTGTTGTCCGGCTATCCAGAGTTGCTACAAATTTTTCGCCAGCCATAATGTCAGCGTTTGCCATGTGAGTCTCGTGTCTTGCTTCACTGGCTATATGAGAGGTCGTTGTCCTGATTAACGCTTCAGCTTCACGCTTTAGCCGTCCAGTTGTTGAGCGGAGCTGGCTGACCAACTGGCCTGTCGGCGTTCCGTTGATAAATCCTGTCTGGATTATTCGTTTAACCTCTGTGGCTTTTTTCTTGCTAAATGTTCCAACTGCGCGATCAATGGTTAGCTCTTGAACTGCTTTGCCAGACTGTAGTTGCATTGGCTTGTCTGTCACGATTGCGCGGAGAAGTGCGCTGTCCGGCAGCGTAGCGTCAATCGTTGCTGCTGCGGTGATTGTCCTAACGGCAAATTCGCCCTCGTATTCCGCCAGCTCATCTGACGATTTAAGCAAACCGCTTTGCATTGATTCCAGACCGTCATCAATTATTCGCCGGATTTCTTCAAGCTGAGTTCCGAGTCTCTTTGCTTCGCTCATGGTCGCAGCTTGGGCAACCTTTAGCTCAAGATCGTCTGCCATGTCGGTCAGATATTTGACAAGCTCTTTAACCTGTCCGCCAGCATACCGCTGAACGAATATCTGGTGGCGAACACCAGCATCAACAAGAAAGTCGTTGGATGACATTACAGCGGACTTTGCTCATCAATCTGTGCAAGTATTTCATCAGGCAGCAATTCGGATTCGATCCAGCCAGCGTCTTTCAGTCTGCGGACAATATCTACCTTCGGCATGACTCCAGCATCGTATCCTTGAATCATTGCCATAATTTCCTGCGGGCTTATATCGTCTTGCCAGAAGTCGTTGTTCAGAGAAAATATGATTTCAGGCTCAGTTGATGAAACAAATCTGGCGCAATCATACAAGACGTTTTCAATGGCCTCATTGATATTACCGACCAGCGTGTCGAGCATAGAGTTTTCGGAGGTGGCTTGGATTCTGGCTTCTTCTGCTGTCATTTGTGCGCCAGCTTGACGGCGAATAATCTTCGCGCCGATCTGGCCCATCATGGTCTCTTTATGCTCCATTTCATCTTTGATGGCGCTGGAAGCACTCAGTTGTAAAAGTTCAGCTTTTCCGCCTTCGCTCAATATCAGGCCAGCATTTTCACCAACTGTAATTCCGCCTGGATTAGCAGACATGAATTGCTCTGGACTCATGTCGGTTGAAATTACCAAAGTTCCGCCGCCGTGAACTGACAGATTATTTTCGTGGTCTGCGCTGTTTCGAAAGTGGCCGATGTTTACTCTAGCAATGTCGTACAAGATCGGTTCGTCAACAGTTGGTAGATTGTTATTCGCGCCAATGAATTGAAACGGGATGTAGTTAAAAGGTTGTCCAGCGTAATCCTTAACCACTAACTCGTCAGTGATTGGATCGCCGTCTTTGTTATACAGTTGTTGAGTATATCCATATTCGCCAAGCCGCAGAACTCGGTATTGATCTTCGTATTCCCAAGTGAACTCATCATAGTGAACTGGCTTTGGCTCTTTCAGCACTAGCATTCCGAGCTTCTGCTTTCCACCGATAACGTGCGTGTGCCAGTTGATAATCGACTCGGCGTTGTAAGTAGCGATGTGCGGCTGGAGTTCAAGCATCCTGATCTGTTCTGCGGTCATGCCATCTTCAACTGACGGATAATCTGCCAGCATACCGAATCGACCTGTAACCATGACCTCATCAGCTGCGAGCTTTGCTACTTGCGTCAGTGACTGTCCAGAACCGTCAGCATTGCGAATAATGAATTCCATGTCATCAGGCAATTCAATTCGCGGCTCTAAACGAAAGATTGCGCCTTTCAGCCCTTCGCGCGTTCTTCCTGTGTAGTTAGTGTAAATCGCTTTTTCCAGCCTGATCTGCCACTGATGTTCATCTTCGTGAGTTCTGCGCGGAATATACTCGCGAGATTCTTTCACTGACAACCCGTCTGCTGCGCGGCGAGTCAGTTTCCATTTGTCAATGTTCTTTTCGTATTCGGAATTAGTATCTGAAACAGGCATTGGCGTAATCTCAAATGCTGAAGTTCACTGGTATGTGTGCGACTGGTCTTTTGATTGGCATCTCGTATGCTATCGGATAAGTCGCTGCGTCAATTGCGTGGTCAAGTCCTGATTTCTTGTCTGGTTCGCCATTGTTGTCATAGGCGAGTTGTTCAAACGAT